ACTCATAAGCCTTTCGGACGACACAGTACTGATGGGTAAGCTAACCGGTAGGTACCCGGCAATGTGGGCTGCATATTGGTATAATGGACATGGCCCGGTTGATCATAAATATACACACAGAGAGGTGACCCATTGGATGCCCTTACCCCAGCCCCCTAAAGACCATACAGAGAGATGAAAACAGAAGAAATAACCATCCCTGAAAACATTCAGGACATATGCCGAGAGTTCGCAACGATTGCGCTCAAGCACGAATTGCATAATTTTTCATTAAGCTTTCGTCCATCTTTTGATCAGGGATGGGGTGGAGAAGTTGCGTGTCGTTGGGAATGGGGAAGGCATGGTGATGATTCGCAAAGATTGGTAATACAATCGTCATTCAGCGTCCATACAAAAGCTTCGATTGAAGTTAAACCGTAGCCCATGTCTAACACACCAGAAACAGAAGTAATGAATAAAAAAGCCCTATCGAAGGACAGGGCTTTGAAGGGAATGGATATAATTCCATTAAAATCCCGACTCGCAGTGATAAAGTTAATAAATGTTTTATGACCAACAAAACAGAAGTACTAAGAATATCAGGGAATGTAAGGCTCGAAACTGAAGATGTTCAGATTTTCAAACTGAGTTTCTATGAATTGATCGAAAAGTTTGAAGGCAATTTCGCAGGCTCCATAGTTCCCCAAGATGACCCATCAGGAATGAGGCTTTACAGAGTAGAGGACGTTGAAGCTTATCAGCGCCTTAATCATAATTACGAGGAACAGATCATCAACCTGAATAAAACTAAATCTGAGAACGACAAACTAACTCTCTCCCTCTCCGAAGAATTAGCACAGGAGAAGATAAGCAGAAAGAATCAGTATGTCATGTTATCAGATGAAATTACCAGGCTGTACTATGACAAGCAGTCCCTACTGAAAATTATATCATCCCTTGAACTAAGATTAAGATCGAAAGAATCTCGTTGGAGAACTTTTATAAAATGGTGGAAGGAACTATGGACAAGGGAAGAAGAACCGAAATCGGCAAACTGAAGTTTAAAAAGCGATTGAAAAACTACAGGCTCAAACAGCAGAAGCCGAACGATTTCAATTGCTACAGGACAACCGGGAAACCATGTTCATGCAGCATGTGCAGCCCGAAGGATGAAAAACCAAAACTCGCGGAAGCTAAAAAACGAGCTAAAAAAGAACTGATTCTATGGAACTAACAGCAAAGGAGATACTAGAGAAGCACTTCGGTAATGAGGCAATATTAGCGGCTATGAAAGAGGCTTGTGAGCTGGCTTGGGATACCTCTTGGAAGCGGTTCAGGCAGGAAGAGTACGCAAAAGAAGTAACAGCCCCCACTAAGCACGAATTTATCAACTCACTATTCCCTGAAAGCAAATGACACAGTACAGAAAGAAGCCGGTAGTTATTGAGGCAATGCAATTCACCGATGAAACAAAAGATCAGTGCTACAATTTTGTAAGATGTAACACACAGGCAGATTTCGAAGACGGTAAACCAGTGTTGCGTATACAAACTTCTGAAGGCATCATGACGGCAAAAATAGGCGATTACATCATCAAAGAACCTTTTGCTACACCCGATCGGCAGTTCTACCCATGTAAGCCTGGTATTTTTGAAGCAACTTACGAGAAAGTGGAAATTAAGCAGCCACAAGCTCAAGAACTAACAACGAGGTTTTATGATGACAGATTAACCATTGAAAGCAAATGACAAACACAATAGACGATCTCAAGCAAATTGACACTTCAACAAACGAAGGTCAGTATTTAATGGCCGCGCTGGCCCTCATAACAACAACGAGCCGAACTGATAAAACGCCATACGAAGTTTTGGATGAACTGACAATTTTAAAAAATAAAATGTATCCCGGAATAGTAGTTTCTAACGGTATAACATCAACAGAAGATCCGTTCGGAAAGTAAAACGGTCATTGGGAAAGAAACAGCAACGATACCACTAAAAAGGGCGTTTATTTGAATAACTAAACCGGGGAACAGCGAAAGATACTGAACAAAAAAAGTTATGAGAAAGTTAGTATTAGTAACAGTAACGTATGACATCGGAAACTCTGAGCCATCTCAGCAGAATCACCTGGTAGCATTGAACGTAAACAAGCTTGACCATTTTACCGCTAATCAGGAAATGGAGATGGCCACAACGAAAGCAAGGATCTTTTACGAAATAAAGTATCCTCACGCTAAGATCATAAGCATCGTTCCCAGTGAGACAATATCCTCAGACTATCCAAAGGAAGAAGGAACTGATTCAGTGTTATTATTCACCAACTTCCACCCTATGTCAGAGATCCCGGAGCTTAATCCAAAAGAAGAGGAAACTAGCTTCGATGTACTGATAGATATAGACGGATGGCGGAAAGACTTTTATATCGGATGTTATCATACTGACTTCAAAGAATGGAGGCTTAAAAAGGAGGATACTGACGATTACGAAATAGACCTTGATAACGCAAGATGGACTTACCTCCCCCATACAGCGAGGGATAAAAAATAGTTAGTTGAGAGGTTAAAAGAGTCCGTCCCTTTTTTCGGAAGAGGTAACCGAGGGCTTGGGGCGGCTCTTTTTTTAAAGGAGAAATAAATTATGGCAAAAAAAGAGATAGGAAGACCATCAATATTCGACCAGGACATAGCAGATAAGCTTTGCGAAGAGATAGCGACATCCTCTAAAAGCCTTAGAACTATCTGCAAGGAAGAAGGAATGCCGTCAGTAAGAACAGTATTGTCATGGCTATCAGCGGGTGATAAGGAAGATGGAAACCCATTGTTTAAAGCTTTTCTGCGTCAATACGCGCGCGCGCGCGAAGAACAAGCGGATTTTCTTGCTGAGGAAATCATTGAAATCGCTGACGATGGGTCAAACGACCTAATGACAGTGGGTAAAGGTGATGCCTCTTATGAAACTGAAAACAAGGAAGTAACAAATAGATCAAAGCTCAGGGTGGATGCCCGTAAATGGATTGCCAGCAAGCTTAAGCCTAAGAAATACGGGGATAAATTGGACATGGACCTCAATCTACCCGATACAGTTAAGTCATTTCTAATCAAGCCAGCGAGTGAACGGGACAAAGGAGCTTGAGGTAAATGATAAATACATCCCTCTTATTGGGCTTGCTATCCGGCATTTGGTACTGTATGGTGGATCAGGATCAGGGAAAAGTAAGTTCGCGGCATTTAAAATATGCTTGAGAACTACCACGGAGAAGGGACATAAGTTTTTAGTGCTACGGAAGATAGCCGATACGATAAAGGAAAGTGTTTTTGCGGAATTAAAAAGTATGTTGTCAAGAATGGGGTGTTTACACGAATTTAAGATTAACGAAACAGATAAGACATTTAAGCATGTCCCGTCCGGTAATATGATCCTTTGCAAGGGGCTGGATGAACCGGAAAAGATAAAATCAATCGAGGGTATAACCGGGATGTGGGTAGAAGAAGCCACTGAATTTACTTCAGATGACCTTGATCAGCTTGACCTTCGCATCCGTGGTGAAAAACCAAATTACGTTCAATACATCTATTCATTCAATCCTATTTCAGAAGATAACGAGACAGTTAAACGATTCGTGACCGTTGCCACGCTGCCGGCTAATACTTATGTCATCCACACCACACATGAGGATAACTTTTTCCTTACAAATGAAGACAGGCAGGTGCTTTATGACCTGAAGGAGAAAAACCCACTATTCTATGACGTTTACTGCCTTGGTATTCCGGGAGTAGTTGATAAATCAGGCAAATTCCTATACTCATACAAAAATGAACAGGCTATTGAAGGTCTGAAACTGAACGACAATCTGCCTATCTGGTTCACATTTGACTTTAACATCGATCCAATGACGGTGACCGTAGCGCAGCGGGACCACATGAAGAAGCTGACCTGCGTCAAGAATATACAGCTTGATAACTCTGACATCTACCAAATGACCGACCGGATTAAAGCGGATTATGCGGGAAGATATTGGATAGTAACCGGTGATGCATCCGGGCACAACAGAACCGGGGCAGTAAGGGGAAAAACATCTTACTGGAAGATCATTAAATCAGAATTGAAGCTGAAAGACTTACAAATGAAGGTCAGGCATAAGAACCTTAGCCACATTGAAAGCCGGGTTTTGTGCAATGCCGTAAATCAGACTGTGGATATCACCTTTGATAAAACCGGGTGCGCACCGCTTATAAACGATTGCAAATTTGGAAAGGTAGACGACCACGGAGAATTGATCAAGGACCGTAAGAAACAGAAGCTTGACTTCCTTGATGGTTTCCGCTACCTGGTAGATGCAAACTTTCATGATTACTTAAACAATCCTAAAAAATACAGATGATCTGTCATATCATAGGTTGCGGTGAAAGCGGTAAGTATTGGGACGGCAATGGCTTTTCCATCGGGGTAAATGACTGCTTTAAATTTGGTCATCATCCTGATATTTTAATTGTAGTGAATAATATGCGAAGATTCCAGGAAAGGAAAAAGATTATCGATGCTACGCGCCCACGGGTAAAACTGTACGGGCTTGGGTCATGGTCAAACCATCCAAACTATCAGCATATCGACTACATGAACATTTGGAAAGGTGATCTTAAAAAAGGGAAGCTTTATAAAAGCAAAACTTCCCCGTTCATAGCGGTAACAATGGCTTATTCATTAGGATATGATAAGATAGTTCTTTGGGGGGTTGACTTTGTTAATCACAGGATTGTAAAGGGATCGAAGCTAAAAAGTGAGGTTTCAAATTTTGAATCATTACAAAAGGCTTTACTAAAGAATGGAGCTTCAATGTATTTAGGTGGAACGAATGAGTTTACGAACCAGGGAGCTTTGAAAGATGCATTACCAAATTTTATACAGATATGAAAAACAGTATTGAAAATCGTTTCAACTGCCCTAAGAGGCTTTGGAATAAGTTCAGTGACAAAGGTAAGATTGCTTACAACAACGTACGAGGCGTTAAGCCAGATATGATTATGCCTAACCATAATGCCTTGATGGGGCCGGTTGGATGGGAAACTGTGTCCCATAATTATGCATGCTTCGCTGCCTGGGAGTTCTAAGATACATTTGGTGTTTTAGCCTTGGGTATGGGAAGCCATACTTAACCAGGGTACGGGTCGGGATCATCTTCGGGTGAGTTCGTGACGAACAAGGGGGAATCCGATCACCTCGCGTCAAGCCAAATTAAAAAAAGAAACGAATGAGTTTTTGTACAATAACACCAGACAGGAACGACCGGCCAGAATTCACAGAGTTCTGTAAACACCAGTTATCGCGAATGACGGTTAAGCCGGATCATTCCTATTTTATCGACTATGCCCCGGTATCAAAAGGCGTTGATCTTATCGAACGGTTTGAAAAAGGTGTAGCACGGGCGAAAGCAGACGGATTTGAATATGTGTATGTAATTGAAAACGATGATTGGTATCCGGCAAACTACTTTGAAAAGATGCATTTCGGTTACCCTGATGGCCTGCAGTACGACATAGTAGGCATTCCGTTCAGCCATTATTACCATATAGGCAACAGAAGGCATCAGTTATTAAACCACCCGCTCAGAGCTTCTTTGTTCTGCACAGGCTTTAAAACTAAGATTCTGAAAGACTTCAGACATGGACAAAATCTTGACATATCCATTTGGAAGCATATCCGAGAAACCCGCTGTAGTCTTAAATTTGTGTATGATTTATTACCGATAGGAATAAAGCACGGAATGGGGCTTTGTGCTGGAATGGGGCATAATAAGATGAAATTAAAGAATGAGGATAAAGATATGAGCTGGCTGAGATCACACGTGGATTCTGATGCATGGACATTTTACAACACTTTGAAACTATGAAAGAAATTAAAGACAAAAAGAAAATTGAGGTATCCAAAAAACTACTCGGATTAAAAGTAGTTGAGGAAAAATTAGATCGTAAACCGTTAACCCCAACGGGTCACAGGCGCGGTTGTAACTGCGGAGGAAAGTAGGTCATGAGCGCACAAGATTTACTGACAACATTAATCATATCCGCTGCATGGTGTATAGGCTTTCATACTTTCATAAAGAAGGTTGTCTTTGCTGAGATCATCGGATATGAGATTGAGGATAAATGGGAAGGCTATCCGTGGTATCTGAAAGTCATAATGAAGCCGTTATTCGCCTGCCCTTACTGCATGGCATCGATCCACGGCACTGTAATATTCTTTGCCTTCGTTCGCGGGTATCTTCCTTTGATAATGTGGGTGCCGTTCTGTATCTGTCTTTGTGGTCTGAATTACTTTTTAACTCAATTTTTTACTGAATGATAGTGACCGTCCGATCCACCCGTAACCCTGATATAACAAAGCAGATGTCTTTGCAAATGGCAATGAGACATCCCAAGAGGTGGAAAGTTCTCGATCAGATAGACATTGTTTCGGTTAATTATGAACCTGTCACTGTGCCGGTTCCTGATGGAGTTAAAATCGTTGTCGCGGTAATAGTCTACAACCGATTCAAAAACATTCAGGAGTGGGTAAGATGCTGGCAAAAGTCAATCACTGATAACGCGCAATTGGTCGTAATCCATAATTACAAAACACCACAGGAGAAAAAGAGTTATGGTGACTTCTGCCGGAAAAATGGTATCGGTTATGTTCCCAGGGAAAACATCGGTTTTGATATTGGGGCACTGCAGGACGTTTCAAAACAGCGCTTAAAAGGCTTCCCAGAATATGACTACCTGCTTTGGTGTACTGATGACCTTTGGCCTCAACGTAAAACATTCATTCAGGAATATTGGGCAGTATACAAAGAAGACGTGAAAGCCACTTGTTACGAGATCAGCAAAGAAGTTAACCCACATATCCGCACTACTGGATTTATGATGAAAAAGGAAGATGTACAGCGGATAAAATTCAACGTTGACCCGATAATAACAAAGTCCCAATGTTACGACTTCGAGCATCGGGATAAAGCAAATTCATTGATTGATCAGGTTAAAAAATTCGGGGCACCTGTACAGATTTGCAATATCGAATGCTCCCCTATGTGGGACACTGGACACAATAGTTTTGAAGCTAAAATGAGAAGGTCAAGAAGGGAAAAGGAACATACTGAGAATTTCAAATGAGCAAAGCAAAAAAATTCTTACAGAAATTAAAAAAGCACCTCAAAGAAAGCGGCAAGCAAATGCAGGAAACTTTGAATGGATGGAAGAGTATTGAAGAAAGGTTGAGAAAAAAAGCTGAGAAGGGATGAGAATACTGATAGTTGTCTGTATTTACGACCGGCTTGAGAACCTTAAAAAATGGGTTCACTCCTGGAATTTATGCGATAAGATGGGGGCAAAACTTGTGATTGTTCACAATGTGGATAAGTTTAAAAGCAATCCTTTTGCAAAGATTTGTAAGACTCACGGGATAACATATATCAGGCGCCATAACATCGGCTACGAAACCGGCATAATTCAGGACGTATTTTTAAACAGGCTACCAGTGCGGTACAATTGGGATGCCCTCCTATTCTGCACTGATGACACTATACCAATGCGCAAAAATTTCCTGAGCTATTATATCAACGAGATTTCAAAGCCTGACGTAGGGGCCGCATGTATGGAGGTATCAGGAGTTTGGACACCGCACATAAGAACTACCGGATTTTGTGTTACCCGTGAGGTAGCAAATAAAATTCATTGGATTCATGATCCGGTAAGCACAAAAGAGCATTGTTATTTTTTCGAGCATCAAGGATTTGAAGACACTATAATGTCGCAAGTATTAAAAATGGATAAGCGAGTTATCCAGTTGTCATCTATAAAAGAAAGTGTATTGTGGGATACTGACCATACCGCGCTCGATAGAATGGATGAGTGGAGGAAAGAGTTCAATTTAATGTCAGAATGAAAATTATTGTTTTCGGAGGAAATGGAACATTAGGAAAAGAGTTACAGAAAATAAACCCTGCTTTGATTTGCCCCACAAGCGAAGAGGTAAATATTCATGATGAGTTCAGGATAAACCACTTTATCGAAACACATCACCCGGACATTGTAATTAATGCTGCTGCTATAATTGATAACCGGGTACTGGAAAACCAGCCGGCCAAATCCATACAAACCAACATCATCGGGGCCGCTAACATCGCCAATGTCTGCATAGAGCATAATATCAGACTTGTTTACATCTCCACGGATTACATATACAAAGGTGATCGCGGAAACTATCTTGAATCTGATGAAATACTACCTTTCAACTTCTATGCATGGACAAAATTAGGCGGGGAATGCTCCGCGCATGGTGTAAAGAATTACCTTATAATCCGTTGCTCTTTTGGGAAGTCAGACTTCTCATATCCCCAGGCCTTTATTGATAAATGGAGTTCAAAGGATTATGTAGATATTATCGCTCCGATGATTTACGAGGCCACAGTAAGCCCGCTTACCGGTGTGCTGAATATAGGAACCGATCGTAAAACGCTATTCAATTACGCCAAGCAACGCAATGAAAACGTCAAAGGTGTAAAACTTGCGGATACTAATTTCTTTACTCCTTACGATACATCCTTAAATCTTCAGCGGTGGTTTAATTACAAAGCATCAAATCCAATAGCCAAACCACACACGCACTGCCGCGCATGCGGATCGGAGTCCATGGTCAAATACTTGGATCTCGGATTAATGCCGCTGGCAAACAATCTTGAGCAAACATCACTTCGGGCCAAAGAGGTCGAAAGATTCCCTTTGCAGGTGATGTTTTGCAAGGATTGCGGACTAAGCCAGCTATCAGTGATTATCGACCCTGAAAAGATGTATTCTTATTACACCTACCGATCAGGCATTAATTCAGGGTATATTACCCATTGTAAAGAAATGGCCCGGCAATTACTCGGTAGGTATCAAAAGCCTGAAAGCTTCTTTCACATCGACATAGCCGGGAATGATGGCACCCTTCTAAAATGCTTCAAGCAAATTGCCTCTTATGATTACTCCTGTCTTAATGTGGATCCAGCTTCAAACCTTGCGGCCATCGCAGAGCATGATGGCATACCTTCCCTTGTTGATTTCTGGGGATTGGATACCGCCTCAACCATTTCAATAACGTACAATGAAGCAGACCTGATTACTGCGACAAACGTATTTGCCCACGTTGACAATATTACTGACTTCCTCATGGGCGCAATCATGGCCTTAAGGGATGAAGGGGTTTTAGTTATAGAGTGCCCTTACATTATAGACTTCATTGAAAACTTTGAATTTGATACCGTTTATTTTGAGCATTTAAGCTACATGAGCGTTTTGCCTATAAAGAACCTTTGCGATAAAGTAGGCTTAAAATTGATCAGCGTAGAGCGTCAGACCATCCACGGGGGAACTATCCGGATGACAATTACCCCGAAAGTATCTACCCATAACACTGAAAAATCAGTTGAAGAGTTTTGCAATAAAGAGCTATCAGGCGGGTATAACTTAATATCCACATATCAGCAGTGGAGTACCGATGTAAAAACAGCAATTCAAACATTCCATAACAGCCTTTTGGACATGAAGAAAAGCGGTTACAAGATTGCCGGCTATGGCGCATCAGCGAAGGGAAACACGTTATTAAACAGCGCTGGCATCAATACAGACATCGTTGATTATATCATTGATTCCACACCTGAGAAGATAGGTAAGTTCAGCCCAGGAACAGGGATACCGATTAAACACCCTCAAGAATTACTCAAAGCAGAACCGGATTTCCTTCTGATTCTAGCCTGGAACTTCAAAGATACCTTGATGGATAATGCCCGGAAATTAGGGTTCAAGGGAAAGTTTATTATACCCATACCAACATTTGAGATAATATGATTTGTGAAGCAGTGATGAAGATGTTTGTAAACCGTACCATGATAAGGTATAAATCTGAAACATGGGAATGCATAATAAACAACCGGTATAAAGCCACTTTTGCCAAAGTCGAAAGCAATGGTGAGCTGAATGTTTCGGTTTTAAAGATCCTGAGCAATGACATTCTGAAATATTTTAATAACGAGGAAATAAAGATTCTTTTTGATCCCAGGAAAGAGAAAGAGCGTCAGGAAGAATTATCTTTACAAGGCAAGCGGCACTGCCAGGACTGCGGATGCGATAAACCGATAAAAGATTTTCACCATGACCACGGAAAGCCTACGTATAGCTGTATAAGATGTTGGAATAAAGTTTCCCGGTATTGGTCACCGGAAGGAAGAAGAATTTTAAGAATGAGAGCATGAAAGCAAAAACAAAACAAAGTAAGATTTCAAAAAATACATTCAAACGCATCCCAGGGGTAAAAGCCAATTTAAAAGGAATGCGAAAACGCGCTAACTCCTTTATTGCGGATCAGGTAGGTAAACCTGTCATAAACGACAAAATCTACAACCTCCATCACCCGGACTTTCACGGTAAAACAGAATTTGCCTTTGAATCTCAAGGGGTAAAATATTACAACTTTGGAAAGGATACTGATGTAAGATATATGCGGTACGTATTCATGCAGAACTTCCTACAAGAGGTCAACTTACGGGCCAGCCTGGAAACCTTACAGGAAGAAAACAAGATTATGACCGCATGGCTTGACGGTTCAAAAGGCAATATCAACATCGGCAAAGCCCTGGAAATACTCTCCATCCAACGCCAAAGGTGCAATCTATCCTTTGAGCCGGAAACAGTGTTCAGGCTTGCTTCATGCCTTTATTTCGATGAAACAGAGGATTTAAGGGATTGGAACAAGGATCACAACGAGAAAAAGATAAAGCAGTGGAAGGAGAGCCACACCATAGATTTTTTTTTCCACAAACTATTTCAAGAATTGACCGGCTTGAAAGATATATCTCGAACCGCTTTGCAAAACTATTTAGCTCAGGTTCCAGAAACCTTAAAAGGGTGGCGTTTGATGGTAGACATCCTCTCGCGGTAATGCAGGATTTTATAGATAATAAGTGTGAAGAAATTAAGATTTTATCTAACTTTGATTTGTCGCTGGAAAGCGAGTTCCTAAAAATGTCCGTTTACGACTTCTTTTTTCATGTGTGGGTTAAGTCGAATCACAAAGAATAACATCCACAGTCTACTTTTAAATTCTATGCTTATGAGACTGTGGCAAAAAAGACAATCAATGTCATTTACAAGGTCGATGACGCTCAACTTTTAAAGCTTAAAAAATCGCTTGTTGATTCTGAGAAGGAATCTAAAAAGTTAAGCAACGAACTTGATAAGACAGGTAAGGCCGCAAAGAATGCGGGCAAGGAAGGAAGTGACTCGTTCTTCAATCTCAGCAACATTGTTAAAGCTATTTCGGTCGCTGCCATCACTCAGCAGTTATTCAATTTTACAAAAGAGGTAATCAAGGTAAGGGGGGAGTTCCAAAAGTTTGAAGCAGTACTTACAAACACACTTGGCAGTAAATCCGCTGCACTAATTGCCTTAGGCAGAATCAACGAATTCGCAAAATCAACTCCTTACGGGGTATCTGAATTAACAAACTCATTCATAAAGCTTGCTAACCGTGGCGTGGAGCCAACGGTAAAAGAAATGCGAGCTATCGCAGACTTATCCGCCACACTTGGGAAAGACTTTGATCAGGTTATTGAGGCCATCCTGGATATAAACAACCCCGAACGCTGGAAGGAAATAGGCGTTAAGGCTGAAACTGCCGGGGATAAAGTAAAACTATCGTTCAGAGATGCAAAAATAGAAGTTGACAGAACCGTTCGCGGTGTTACCGATGCGGTCGTTGCATTGGGTCAATTAAACGGGGTTGCAGGAAGCACAGAGGCTATTTCCCGCACTTTGGCCGGTCAAACATCCAACCTTTCCGATTCATGGGAACAGCTCTTAAACACCATAGGAAAAGGTAATGAAGGGGTTTTATTCGATGCCGTAAGCCTATTGTCAAATGCTATAGACAAGGCGAATGAGCTGCTTAAAAACAACGAACAGAAATTTGAGGAACTAACATCTCAAACGCTTGCTGCCGAAGTCGATTCTTTTACCAATTGGGTTAACGTTTTGGGCGATGTTGAAAAGGCAGAGCAGATATTCAGTAAAAAAAGAGAAGCACGTTTAGCCTCAATATCAAAAAGACAAAGAGAGCTTTTAGATCAGGGGGATGCTGGTGAGGGGAATATTATCGAGCGTGAAAAAGAATTAGCCCAACTGAGAAGCTTGTATGAAATCTATGACAGCGAACTACCTAAGGCGATAGCAGAAACAGCGGCAGCACTGAAAAAGAAAGGTGGCGGGGATGAAGAAACTATTGGCTTAGTCGCTGCACTTGAAAGAAAGATTAACGACTTAACCAAGGCCATCCAAAACACCACACAAACCGGTGATCTTGGTAAGGATGGATTACTTGTAAAACAACTTAAGGAAACCAGGGAAGAGCTTGATAAATTATTAGGTAAAGATACTCAGGATAGTAAGGCTTTCGATGAGTATATGAAGCAACTCGAAGCCGAAATGAAGGCGGAAGAGGATCTAAGAGAACGGACCGAAAAATCAAGGCTTGATAGAGAGCGTGACAGCGCGAAAAATAGCGCTGATCTTAAAACCTATTATTATGAACTCGAGAAGAAGAAACTTCAGGAAATTGAGGATGAGAAATTTAAGATAGCTGAGGATGCTGCGGCCCGCAAAGCGGACCTTGAAGAAGATATTCGGGCTAAATCTGAAAGATTGGCTGAGTCAGTTTTTGATTTCATTCTATCAAATCGTAATGATGATATGGAGCATATCCGTGGTTATTACGATGAACAAATTGAATTGGCTGGTGACAATGAGAAAGTTCAAAAAGAACTCAGGATAAAGAGAGATAGAGACGTTGAAGCAGCCAGGGCGCGTCAGAAAGAATCAGAGAAAAAAGAAGCAAAGCAAAGAATACTGATAAGCGGACTTGTTGCTATTGCCAAAACTTTTGATCAATGGGGATACCCTGCTGGTATAATTCCAGCCGCATTAATGGCCGCTCTCACTGCTGTACAGGTTGCCACAGTTGATAAATATAAAGACGGTGGATGGGTTAAAGGCCCAGGGGGAGAAACTGAGGACAGGGTTCCTATTCTTGCCTCTCCCAATGAATTTGTAGTAAAAGCGAGATCAGCAAAACAATCTCCACGGCTACTTGAATTAATCAATAACAGAAAGATCGATGATAGAATCCTGCAAGTAGCCAGTGGTGGCGGTTCTTTCAGTGATTCCCGTATGGTGTCGGAATTGGGCGCAATCAGAAAAGAAATTCAGAAAAACAGACCTGACGATGTAATCGAGCGTCACGGTAAGCTTATGAGGGCCACAAAGCGAGGCAAAGATTACGTGATGTACATGAAGACTAATGTAATGGGGGATTTCTGATGACTGACAGGCTTACTTTAAGGCGTATCATACCAAGTGGAGGGACACAGGATCAAATCATTGCTGAGCCTGGCGGATGGGTAGGGCATACGATTAAGCTTGAAAGGCATAAAGAATTTCATTCCTTAGTAGAAACAATATTCAGTGAAGGTAAATTTACTTTCGTTGGTGATGACCTCATTGATGGTAATGGCGGGGCTGACTTTATCCGGTCTGTTGAACAGATGGACGGGGTGGACGCTGAGGTACAATTCATTGCAGAAACAGCCGAAGATGATGTAAACTTTGAAACCTATTTCATAGGCCAGCTTCAATTAGAAGGACTAGAAGAATTACCAGACAATGAGGTTGAGGTTCCTGTAATTCGTGACGATCTATGGTCAAAGCTTCTACGGCATTGGGATACGCAAGTTGACCTTACGAAGAACGAAGATATTTTTGGTAATCCGGTTGATCCTGCTATCCCAATTACCGTCACCCTTACAAGTCAAAAAGTAAGGCAAAAATATATCGGTGAATACGGGGAGGATTTTGAATTCATTGAGTACAATCTTAATACAAATAAGTATGGGGCTGTAGATTTCGCGAAAGAAACACTTAATGAGATTGATGAAAAACACAATCTGCCAAGACTCGACAATCCATCTAAACCATCGCCACTATACACGGTTAAGTATGCAGGCGATTACCTGATTGATATATTTATTTCAACTTCAACATCATTCATTTTTGGCGCTCCAATTGACCCGGAGGTTGACTTGTTTATACAGATAAATAATGATGCGCCAATAACGATAACAAGAACGGATTTTGCCACTACAAATAAGTTTGAATATACCGATACCCTTTCATTACAGGCTGGTGATAGCATTATTCTTTATTTCTGGAAAGATGGCGGAACCATTGCAACTCAATGGGGCGTCTATGGTGAGTCATATCTACACATCACGGCAGATACAGTTTTCCCAGAAACACAAGCTCAAGGGTTCTTCATTCATGATGCCATTGCTTATACGATGGCAAGGATCGGCTTAGGTGATGATATTCTGCGCTCTAATTATCTCGGAAACCCGAATACAAATGCTTGGCAATATGATGAAATCGGATGTGGGTCACGGTTCTTTGTAACCAAAGGGCTTTTCATAAGAGGCTACACACTTTCAGATAACCCAGATGACCCTACGCAAAGGTATTCACTGCAGGAAAAAGGATTTCAGATTTCATTAAAAGATATTTGGGACGGTATAAATCCTATCCTATGCTTAGGGCTTGGATATGAAACGCTTGAAGAATCACCCGAGCAACAGGTAATAAGAATTGAAGACCGGCCATATTTTTATGATAACTCAACCACTTCAATTGATTTTGATTTTGTCTATGATATTAGCAGGTCTTATGATACTGATAAAATATACAAATCTGTCAAGGTGGGATACAAGAAATGGGAAAGTGAAAAATCTTCCGGTATAGATGATCCGCAAACTAAGCGAACTTATAACATTCCATTCAAACACGTTGGTAAGGAGCTGGTTATTGAAAGCGAATTCATAGCAGCTTCCCTCGCATGGGAAACAACCCGCAGGATGTCTATTGAAAAATCATCAGATTTTAAACTTGATAATGACAATTTCATTCTGGCAATAAATATTGATGACATCACTCCTGATGAAAGTCCGGAGGTTTATCTGCCAGAATTGGATGAGAATTTTATAGCTGTTACAAACCTGCTCCATCCCGATACACGCTATAATCTTACCTTAACTCCATTAAGGAATCTATTAAGGTGGGGACATCAGATTTTGGGATGCCTTCAGGAATACCCTTCATATTCAATAAAATTTGGATCAGGTGAAGGTAATTATGACATGGAGTCACACTATGATTGTTCAGTAGGTGAGGAATGTATAGGCGTGATTTGCTCGTCACCGATATCAGAAAGTGATGACATAGATTTATCGGTACATGGCGAAACTATAGGATATACACATCTACCAATGGAATATCCTGTAAACCTTCCAATGTCTTTGGATGAGTATAAAACAATATCAGAAAATAGAAATATTTCATTCGGGATTTCCAAAACAAACACCGGTCACACGAAATTTTTCATTAAGGAATGCACTTATAATAAGCGTGATGGTACTGCTGATCTTTTAGGATGGCCGGTAACATTCTTTAACGTCAATTCCGCAGAGGCAGCATTGTATGCATTCTTACTTGAAGATGAATCAGGGTATATAGCCCTTGAAAATAATGAATTACTTATAAGAGAATAAAAAAATGGCAAACGAGAAAATTTCCGGGCTTGAGGCGCTTACCAGTATTAATGGTACTGAAGAGATACCTGTGGCTAAAGGTGGGGCTAATTATAAAATTAAAATTCCCCGAATAGTAACACCTGAATTATTTGACGCTGTGGGCGATGGCGCTACAGATGACACCACCCCATTGCAAAACGCTATCAATTCAGGTAACGTGGTTTTCCTTGCCAATAAAAATTATAGGATTACGTCCACCCTGCAGCTACCACAAGGCTGTCATATAATGGGTTCCGGTGAATTCTCCACTATTTCAACCGTGGCAGATATTACCATGTTGAATGTTGATGGCCCTGCAGGGGATGACTCACAAGTTTACCTTTCAAACTTTACTTTGCTAGGCGATGGACAATCAAATCAAATAGGGTTTTACTGTGTAGCTACAGGAACCGACTTCTTCACAAAGAACAAACTTTACAATATCAACTTCCTGGAATTAGGGGGCAGTGGACTTTTTATAGGTAGTGAGCAAATTTCCTTTATCGGATGTGTTGATGCTGTAAGTTGTTTCGCTCAAAACTGCGGGGTCGGGTTTAATGTAGATATAAAATGTGAATACAACCACTTTTTAGACTGTAAAGCTTTCTCAAATACAGTGGGCGTTAAGATCGCAGGCGGGAACAACTCTTGGGTAGGTGGGGGTATCGAGTTTAACGACATTGGCATCCAAATGCGCACCGGATTGAACTCAGGGAAAAGCATATTCGAAGGCGCTACCATGAATCACAATGTGCAACTATTGGATTTGTTAGGAGTAACCGCAGGTGTAAAGTTTCAGGGAAATTACATGGTGTTTGGTTCATGGTCTATCGAGGACTGCAATAATGTAAAGTTCTACAATAACACAATTAACACAGTGACTGATACCATAACCATTACAAACTGTACGCTGACAGAATTTAAGTGCAACAACTTCACCACAGATCATACGCTTGCAATTACTGGGGATCTTCCTTTATGGTTAGGTAATACTTGGGATTTAGGGAATGTGCCAGCAGGTGTTTATGAATCTGTACAGGCATCACTGGCACTTATGAATTCGTCAGGACTCTATTGGGACGATCCAAACGTTGACGGAACATGGAGATTAATTCAGTCAGGAGATAACCTTGTTTTCCAGCAACGGGAAGCAGGTTCTTACGTGACTAAAAGTACTATAAGCGGGGCTTAAAAATATGACAATATCTAATGCGCAGCCTATTCAATTTTGGCTAATAGATGAGGACACATTTAATGAAACGGAAGTTGAAGGTATAAATCATACTTGTTGGTGTCAACCGTTTAATTGTGATCAAGAAATCCCTGTAGAGGTCACGGACACCGAAGGACTGACTTATCAACTTGACATCTTGGAAGGTGAGGATGTTATTGAAACATTAGACCTGGAAGAGGTGGAGAATGGATTGTATAGGCTGATTTTTAACCATGATGATATTACCCCGGAAATCTGTAATACAAAAATCGCTTATCAATTAAAGAAAAACAGTGTATCGGTTTATAAATCAGATTGCGCACATGTTAAAACCAACCACTCAAATACCGTACTTATTGAATATTGGAATAATCGGAACTTTGCCGGCCTGGTATACTCAGACACCTCACCGGTAACTCATTTCTTCCTTCGTGTCCCTTGTGTTTTCTTTCACAATAGATTTCCGCAGGAAGATAAAGCTTTTGAGCGCACAAGCTCAACCGTAATCACAGCATCCAAGATCAAGAAGCAAAGATTGATGCAGATTGAGCACGCACCCGATTACTTTCATGAAAAGCTTTTATTGGCATTAACTCACCACAATGTTTTAATAGACGGTAAGTACTGGAAGAAAGAAGAAGCCTACGAAAAGGATGAAGGTGACATAAAATACCCTTTGAAAAAGGCTACTGTTTGGCTGACTGAGAAAAATTCACCTGTTAGGAATGTTTTATAAGTTAATTTTTTTATATTTTTACATTGAATTGGCACTTCTGTGCGCCTTTATCCAAAAAGGCGTAGTTTTTTATCTTCTTAATTTTTTTCATTCACATACAACATGGCTGATATTTTTTGCAGCACTGATGTAGATGACTACACTCAGAAAGACTGCGGAATTGATAGAGCTGGTATCGTTGCTATTGCTTTTATTGACCCGGACGCGTACTCGGATGTACCGTCAAATGTAAACCTTGAAACCGCTTCATGGTGGACCGATCTTCAAGCGGAAAGCCCTCCTAATATTTTCATCGCGACTAAAACACGCGGAGAATACCAGGGAGGCACACCTACTGAAGAAGAAGGATTCGGGCAATCACCTACACAAGTGACGGGAGCAAACCACGAATTACCAATTGAATTTGAAGGCCTCGAAGAAAACAGGGATTTCGTTGAAGGGATCAACCGGAGAAAATGGAGGGTTGCCTTCGTTACTTCTGGCGGATTACTTCACTACGTTCACACACCTGGCACCGCTTACTTTACCGAAAAGATTGCTAAGGCTCCAACGTCTGGCGCTTTCTGGGGTGGCGTTGTTAAGTGGCAGGACTATTCAAACCCTGTTATCGTTGAAGCACCGGATGACGTTTTTGACGAATAAAGGAGGGGGGTTCTCTCCTTTATTTTTTCTTTTCTGAAATTCTGCAATGGAATATCTAAATGATGATATAGAAAAATTCCTGAAAAAGGTATGTGTCCCGCATGATGAAAAGGACGCTCACAAAACCCTTCAGGAAAATTGCCATCAAGCCTATAAAGACGCATGCGACCATTATGAAGAAATGGCCGTGCATGTCTATGGTACACAACCGCGCTCACTGCTTGAAAAGATCAGGCCCAGGGAAGACCCTGAAATAAGAGAATACCGGCTTGCGTCTTATCGCCCTATTACAAAATCGACTTGTAAAAAGGCCATCAACGTAATCAATAAAATCTTCAACCCTAAATTTTCATCAATAAGGTTTGAGGATAACGCCAAGGCGCAATTATTAAAAAGGTATTCATTGGAGGATTACCCACGATTTAACAGTGTGGTAAATTACCTTTCAGATTACGCTTTAAAGAAAGGCTTCGCTGATCCAAATGCAATATTTTTAGTCCAGCCTTACAAGCTTCCGTACTCCACTACAGAAAGGATAATGCCTTATGTTTCCTGCTACCTCAGTAAGAACATACATTATATCGATGAGAATTACGCACTTCTTTTCGAGAAATACGAAAGGGATGAAAAGGCGCAAAGATGGTATTATACCTTTGCTGATAAAGTAGGGGTGTATAATCTTTTGATAGAGAAAACGACCTCACAGGATGCCGTAATCACAGAGATCGGCAGGTACATGCACAACCGCGGTAAACTTCCTTTCTGGTTTTTAGGTGGGGAGTATTCCGAAAAATATGAAGGGTTATTTGAATCATTCATCTACCCCGCTGTGCCTTTCTGGGATGAGGTTATCATGGATCATTCCGACCTTCGCGGGTCTATCCGCATGCACATGTTTCCTCAAAAATGGGAAGTGGCTGATGAATGCGATTATATTGAAGATGGTAAATATGGTTGTGAAGGCGGTATAATTTCTCCGGATAAAGGCAAGCCGCACACCTGCCCATCATGTAACGGGGCTGGACGTAAGTCAGTTAAAAGCCCTTATCAAACATATTGGGTGCCTAAAGACAGGTTTAATAATCCCGATGGTTCGTCAACTGGTTTCAGCGCCCCTTTTGGCTACGTTGAGCCAGGCACAGAGACAACCAAATTACTGAAAGAGGAAAGGGACTTAGGATTAAGGAACGGGCTTTCAGCACTTAATATGGATGTTTTAAACAACATGGGAACAAATCAATCAGGTATATCAAAAGACATTGACCGGAGAACTGAACTGCAGGAGTTTTTACAGAAAATAGCTGATCAATACTTTTGTGTACATCTTCCCAATATATTTGATTGGTTCGCGTGGTATATGTTTGGGGTTGAAGAATCAAACAATGAGGAAAGCGTTCGTAAAATTCAGCCAGAGATTTCAAAGCCTGCTGAATTCGATGTGTATACAACCGGTGAACTCACCGCGCAGTTACAACAGGCCAAAACCGCAAAAGTAAATCCTTCTTACCTTGCAGTAAAACAAGCCGAAGTCCAGAATAAAGAATTTCAGACACACCCTGAGCTATTACTCCCCCTTAACCTAGAATTGAAGCTTGACCCGCTGGCTGAACAAACCAGGGAGGATGTTACTATGATGCTGATGAATCAGACGGTTACAAAACATTCAGCTATTATTCATGACAATATCCGGGCTTTCGTAAAACGTGCTTTAGAAGAGGATGAAAGTTTTGCAGACAAGGAGTACTCCGAGCAAATGGAAATCCTGAAAGGCTTTGCTGAAGAAATTATTGAAGAAAATCAGGTTCAGCTTGACATGACTTTATTGGAAGATCCGATAGAAAAAGATGAACCTATCCCCGCTGAATGACACCGGATGAACTCAGTGATGAACTTGATGGTATAGCCGGCCGCGCTCAATCCAGGCTATTAAAGCAGATTGCCAAAACTAATAAAGCTCTATTCAATCAGATGGAGCTTTTACTGGTTAAACTGGAATTATCACCTGATGGGACAATAAAGCAAAGCCAATTTAACCGTAAAATACTTGCTAAAGTAGATCAGTACTTTAACCGGGCATTTACCAATTCAGGGTATTACCAAAACCTGAATATTCTTACAAAGGTTGTTCTGGAAATGACCGATAAGAACGCTCTTTACTTTGACTTCATCCTCGACAATTTTACCAAAGATGCGAGGTACCTTAAATCCCTTCAGCGGGAAACAATAAAAACGGTTCAAAGTTATCTGGCAAATGAAGGGCTTGAAGCCGCAATGAAAAGGCCCATCATTGAGATAATGAACCAAAATTTAAACACCGGGGCGTCCTATAATGATTTGTTGCGGCAAACCAGGGAGTTTATTTTGGGTTCGGATAAACTCGATCCTACCCTTGTCAGGTATTCAAAACAGATCACCACAGACACCCTTTTTAACTATAACCGGGCACTTCAGGAAGCAGTAAGCCAGAATGCCGGACTACAATTTTATTACTACTCAGGCGGTGTTATAGACGATACCAGGGACTTCTGTATTTCAAGGGTTGGGAAGTACTATCACAAGTCAGAGATTGAACAGTGGGCAAAATTAAGCTGGCAAGGCAAGCGCAAAGGAACGACAGCCAGTACGATCTTTATCTTTGCCGGTGGGTATAATTGCCTTCATAAAACAATAGCGGTATCCGAACTTATGGTTCCGGCAGAAGTAATTGAAAGAGCTAAAACTAAAGGATATTACCGCGAGAATGTGAAATTGATACCCGCCTGATATAATCCACCAAATACATTACTTAACGGGTGGTTGTATCTTGTGACTATCTCAAATCTTTTAATTGAATAAGAAATCCCGGCAACGGCATCCATCTTCCCTTGGCTTAAAGGTTCGGATTCGTCAGTAACATTGTGCGATCCATAAACACCTATCTGAAAGCCGGCATTTAAACTGAGGTTTTTGATAGGATAAAACCGGTATGCGAATGTGCCGTTCAATGAGTTGTTTTCAAGCATCCCTGATTTTTGGGATATAAATTGAATTTCTCCAAGGAAGCCGGAATGATCTGACATCTTTTTGGTTGTTCCGATGGTGGCGTAATAACTTACTTCTTCCGAATAAGTAGCCCCGGCACCAATGTAATACGATTGTGAAAAGCTTGAGATGGTGACAAAAACAAAGAGGATTGATAATAGTGTTTTCATGACTTTTTTCTTTAAAGGTAATCGAATACCGTGCCAGACGACATTACAATGTAAGGAAATCAAACAAAAAAAAGCCCTATCCTCTAAGTCAACACGGATAGGGCTTTGTATTTCCTCACCTGTATTAGTTGATGTCACAGGGCACTGTAAAGATAAGGCATTTTATGAAAATTGTCGAATGTGGATATACTTATTCTTTAATGCCGGTCGAAAAGTATGTTGATTTACCTAACATTTTTAATCAGTTTCTTTTTTATGGCAGCTCCAACGATACAAATTCAAAAGAAGTCCAACCCGGCAGTGAAGAAAAAAATACAGGAAAAGGCACTCAGTCTTTTTGTGAAAAGGGGATGGGAACTTGCTTCCGGTGAAACAGTTTCAAGAGTTGCCGTTACGGAGACAAAAAAAAAGGATGTAGAACCTGCGGGAAAAGATGAACACGTTACCGATTCAGTGGCGACCACTGATGACGAAAAAACAGTTGATCAACTCCGCGAGGAATACGAAACAATCTCCGGTAAAGAACCAGACAAACGCTGGAAAGAACCTAGACTGAAAGAAGAAATTGAAAAATTAACAACTCAAAAATAAGGATATGCCGATCAGTGCAAGTGATTTTTTGAGAGAGATAACCGGCCCTTTGGGTATTAAAGACAATGACCTAGAATCTGCTTTGCAGGCTTCAGGTTTAAAGGAAATAATGCTTCCCGATGTTGTTAAATCAAAATTCAATGAAGGATATCTTACCCCGGATCGCGCTGCATCGGATGAGAAGGTTTTAAGCA